CAAACTTTGTCTTATCCCCTGGTGTCGTTGCGCCTTGTTTGGATGCCGTAGCACCCGTGGCATTGTTAACCATATCGGTTACATACTGCATTTCGTCCAACGATTCCGATAAATCAGGGATGTCTACCTTCTGAAGCACATCCTTTGGCTTACCCGGAATTGGATACCACCCCCAAGGGACAGGATTAAAGGTAGAAGGTATGAATCCTTCGGCTTTAAGCGATGAGTCATAGTAGTGCATACCGAAATTTCTGAGTGTTCTGTTTTCAACCAGTTGTGAAAACCAGGAATTAAGGACTATGTTGGGAACTCTGACAATATCCGCGATCCCATCCGTCCAAAAGTCCTGTTTATCTATGTCATCCCCCCAAGTGTTATATCTGAAGTGGTTTCTCCAGTAATGATCTTTAGTCGTACCAATAATTTCCTCCTGCGGTTTCTTCATTAAGATCGTCTGGTCTTCTGCTTCTACAAAGACGAATATCTGGTCGGGTACCACTTTGCCATTAACTTTCTCGCCCTCTCGGAATACATAGTGCATCGTTAGCTCTACATAAGTTTCTCCCAAGACCGGATCATCCATGTCGGGTACTCCCATATCAGCCATCTTCTTATTCTTCTGCTGTAACGAGTTCTCGTTGTCTTTAGCCTTCACAATTCCCAGCTGGCTTGAAAAGAATTGCTCCAACTTGGCCACCTCTTTCTGGTCGTAATCAGGATTGTTCTTTAGGCTTGAGAGGGGCTTGAAGATGTGGGTGTGAATCAAAAACCTCGAGGAGTCCAAGTCGTAAGGATTCATGAACCTGTCAACCAACATGTCTTCGGGGTCTTCAACGTCGAAGACTATCCTGCCGTCTTCTACTTGCCACGAATCAAAAGTCCTGCCAAAGAAGAAGTCTTGTTTTTTGTCCACTACGTCTTGGATCTCGGCGTTGTTCTGCTCAAGAGTCCACTTCCAATACTCATTCTGGAATACTTCAGCTTGTTTGTCGTTATCCAAGTTCTCAAACACAATCACCGGCATATCATCAATGTCCTTGAGAAGAGTGCGAAGCGTGGTCTTCATTAGGGGAAGATTCACGGACTGCCTTTGCGTGAGCCGATTCACGGTCACTCTGTCTCTATACAGTTCATAGTTATTCCGCCAATCTTCCTCTCGCCTCAAACGGTAGTTAAATCCCGTCTCTTTATTATTCAGGAGCATTTGTAACTCCAGATTTTCCTCAACCACTTTTGCCATAACTTAAAGGATAGACGACATTTTTATCTCCTGGCAAGTCAACCTATACCCGGAAGGAACGGAAGCACGCCCCCCGGATCGTTGTCATATTTAATAGGCTTGGATTTGACGTAACTAACCGCGAAGTATCTCAAACAGGCCATCAAATCGCAATGTCCATCGGGGTCAACATATTCATCTAGTATTGGCAATGTTTGACCTTGTGCGGTTTCTTTCCACTTCAACAACTCTGCTTCCTTAACGGCCATCATCACTTCGGGGGTGTTTAAAAAGAATAGTCTGGGGGCGTTTTCTACGACACGCCCACCAGGAAGACCAACCGTGTGGCCGGGAATTGGTTTAAGTCTCTCGTTGACTGCCTCAATAGTAAAAGCTACATACCCTTGAGCGTTTTGACCCACTTCTTTTGTTGCTGGAGTTATATTGACTCCTTTTTGCTTAAACTCCAATTCCCACTGGTCCCCCGACGGATCACCAAAGATAGGCATAAAACCCAAGCCGTAGTCTTGAGCAAGAATAGTTGTCGCATGTTCTTGAATTGTAGAGCCTCTTTGTTTGTAAGCCCTTTCGACAAACCAGTTGTCATCATTATCAATCGCAATCCTAAGTGAAGCGGTTGGGTCTTTTGAGCCATAATCAAACCCTCGGCCCCTTTGCCATTCACTGGGTACTTCAAACGGTTGAATAAGATGTATCTCCCTCTGGAATTGAGTAAGGGCAAGTCCGGCGTATTTTCTAAAATCCGCAAGGTACTCTTGAGCGAAGTAGTCTGGCGTGCTAGTAAGCTTGGCCTGCTCTATTCTCTCTCTATCAAGAAAGGGATTATCGTAACTTGTAAATTTCCAAGACTTATAAAATTTGTTTTCCGTTTGCCCCAACTCGTATAAATCATGGAAATGGTTAAACCCCTGTGGCGTGCTAATAAATAACGCTTTCCCCCTTCTAAAGGCCAAGGTCGGTTCGAGAACTGACTGCCAAGCGTACTTCCAGTTTCGCATAAACGCCACTTCGTCTATAACCAACAAGTCAAACTGCTGTCCCCTTGCCGTTTCTATATTCTCAAACCCCCTAAGAGTGATCCTTGATAATTCTTTGCCCTTCGTTCTCAACCACAACTCCAATCTGGATTCATTGGGAGGCCTGTCCCATGCCGGGCGGGTCGAATCCTTTAACATCGCCCATGCAATATTTCTGGCTTGGTCAAATGTGGTCGCAAAATACGCTATCTCGTTATGCGGAGTATTGGGATAAACCTTCTTATAATAACCACACGCCTTCATCTCCTCGACTGCGAGGGTGGTTTTTCCCCACTGTCTCCCGCAATCGACCACCCTGAAGTCGTGGTCATCCTGCGCTACTATCGCCTGCGTCTGGTGCAGTTGATGTATCATACTTATTTATTAATTCGCTCGGAATAACTAATATCTTGGCTTGCAAACTCGCTCCTTCCTCCGCTTTAAGTTTACCCTTAACTCGATAACCCAATTCGACCGCTTTGAGTCTAACAACCTGATCGGGAACTTCAATCATGCCCTCGTTTTCTTTGCTTATAGTATTGCCGTCCTTATCTATGAGGATTTGCGCCCCTATTGGCTTTACGGCATTTAGAGCCTCTTTATGTTTAATCAATAAATCGCCGTCAGGAATATGCTCATCCATCAACTCTATCCACGCCTTAGATTCCGTTAATCTTTGCGGAGTTTCTGAAGTACTCACGGAATATCCCACCTCCCTCATTATTTCTCCCAAGGGCCTTCCGATGTTTTCCGACACCTTCTCCAGTGCCGCCTGTTGCTTGAGGGTCATTGCTTTACCGTTCTTTTTAAGAGTTTGGTTTAATTAAGGCTGGAAAAGTATTTTATCACAGATCAAATACTGCGGATTTGTACGTAGAAAGATTTGTTGCCCGTCGTTACCGCTCGCCTCAAATATCCCTTACGAAGAAGAACGCCCAACGCCTTAATCGTTGTGGGTACTTTTACTCCCCGCTCCTCCATCGCGTGAAGCGTTTCCCTATGTGGAATGGGGGTTTTCTTCTCTTTAACCCAAACCTGTACAAAGGCCATGATATCGTGTTGTAGAGAGTTGATATCGCTTAAGTCGACATAAACCGTTTCAGACATTTTTAGTGGACTCTTGGTGGATCGCGTTAACTTGCTTTTTTTCTTTGGCTAACGCCTCTGGTGTCATAACCGCCTTAACTACCAGCCCATTATTTATCCCATGAATCTTCTCGATAACTATCACCTCCGGCTTAAATCCAAACTGTTTCTCTAGGTTTATTACCTGGAATTGGCGATTAGCCTTGTCTTTTAATTTAAAGGGGGGGGTACTTCTAACCCTTACGCCCTTTTCGTGTCTTGTGGGGGATTTCATGGAGCTATCCCATTATATCACCACTCCCAGTTCAATCTTTGGGGATTGAAAACCCCCCAGCATTGAGTCGCTAAAGCGGCTATTCGCAAAGGCCTGTCCGACGCTTGTGATGAACCGACGGTTTGACGATAGGGATTGTATTACTTTGTACTAGTTGAAATCAAGTTTTAAATAGTTTATGTTGACTTTAATACAAATTCTGGATATAATTCTGCAAAATACTCCCCTGTGGCGACGAGCC